TCATTTTTTATATATCCGCCATCTCCTATATTAGGCGTAAAATCTAATGTTGTAAAATTACTTTTACATGTAACTAATGATGGACTTATCCCTCCGTTAATATCACTATAATTTATATTTGCTGTTGAAGGAAAAACCGAGCCTGAAACGTGCGCTAATTTTATAAATTGGTTGTTTGCTTCATAAGATTGACTCCACCCATCCCATTTATAAGCTATTGCTGTAATTGTTTTACCAGCTATGGCTGTTAATTCACTAGCTAAATAAATAACCCCACTTTGCGAGTAATCATATAAACCATAAAAAGGCATACCAATAAGATTAGATGTGCCACTATCCGCAATTGTTAAAGTTGATGGTGTTGAGGGTGGCTCTGTAAAATTTAAATATATACAAGGCATAAAATTATATATATTAGTAATAGATATAATTTTATACCACACACACACAAATATATATTAATGGTTATAATTTATAGTTATCTTTTATGGCGGTGTTTTTGGCAATTATTTTATTAATTTGTATGCCGAAATATCCGCCATTATTTTATAAATTATACTGTACCTATTAAACATACTTTTAATCCTTTAGCTGTTCCATTTCCTATCTGGTCAATATCTATTGTTATCAATCCATCATCAGGCATAGATAGTGTGTTTATAACTGGTGGATTTGCAGTAGTGCTTGTTGTTTGTCCATTATTAATAGTAATTTTTGTGTTTAATATACTAGTGTTATTTAAATTTATATCTACTGTAAAAATAGCACCTGTTACTTGTGCTGTTGTTAAACTTGCTTTAACATTTGATAAATTAAAGGCTCTTGGTATTCTAAATGATACTTTATCTGTTCCTGCTGTTAGTGCGGATGTTTCATCACTACAAGATATTAATATATCATATGGTGAAGTTTTATTTACAAATGATAATTGCCCTGTATTATTTACTTCTAATATTTGTGAGTTTTGAGGTGGGTTTACAGGTAATTGTAAAGAATAATTACTGGTTGCATTACTTCTTAAAGTTGTTAAAATTCCACTATTACTATAAAATGTTAAATTATTAACTGAATGAATAGTATTATTATTCATATTAATATCACCGTTCATTGAACCCCCTGAAAGTGTTAAAAATAGAGTTGATACACCATCTATATAAGTTTTATTAACTAAATGGAAAGGGTTTGTAGGTGTTGTAATTGAACTAATATAATTTGTACCCATATCTAAATTACCTGTCATTATATCACCTGATTTTAAAACAAAATTATTTGTATTTATTAAATTATCAACATATAATTTATTTGTTAAATCATTATTATTAGTTGGTGCTGTTCCGTCATTTCTAATAACACCACTTATATTTGTTATATTAGGGATTTGTGAAGCAGATATTATATTCGCTATTTTTGATAAATCAATAGCAGGGGCTGTCCCACTACCGCCAACACCAGAAAATTTTGACGCTCTTATAAATTCTGCATTTATTAAATCTGTTGTTCCTTGTCTAATAACAATATAACCTAATAAAACGTCATCATCTATTAATGCTTGTGGCACTTCAAATATTTCAGTAGATATAGCGTTGATAGCATCTTCTTTTTGTACATAAACATTTTGACCTAACATAATATGTATATGATTTGACGAACTTGATGAACTAAAAACACGCTGAACTGTCCATTCATTAGTTTGAACTAACGCACCTGGATAATTAGAGCCATTGTCATAATAATTAGGATTTATCGTTGTTAATGCTGATGACACATTTCCATTTTTCATAAAATATTCCATAACTAATCCTGATGCTGTATCACCAAAAGGTAAAAATAATTGATTAGGGTTTTTAATATCATTATAAAAATTAGCACCAAAAGCATAAATTATTCCTTCTGTTTTTTGAATACTCATCAGACCTGAACCTTTTGAAATTACATTACCACTTAAATTTATATGCCCTAATGCTCGTGATAAATCCATTAAAGAATTACCAATATTTAATGAAGTGTAAATATGCTCATCAATTGTATCAATAGATAGTCCATCAGGCGTGTTTATTTTACCTAAATATAATTTATCTCTGTTATCTGATGATAAAGGCTCATTGTTTGTTTTTATAATTGTTCCTGTATTATCTACTTGAATATATGTATTTTGACTACCATTTAAAATACTTATACCAGTTTGAGTAGTCCAAGAAACATTTATAATATCTCCTGTAGAAGCATTAACAATAACACCATCGCCAGCTGAAATATCAAATTTTGTTATATCTGCGTTTTTTGTAATATGACCCCCAGAATAAACTCCAGTTGCCATTTGTTTATTTATATTAATATTACCACTGATAGCCATATCAACATAATTTTTAGTTGCTCCATCTTGAGGATTTGTAGGGTCATTTATATTAGTTATTTTTAAATTATTAATATTTAAATCTGTTGATGTTTCATTTATTTTACTTTCAATACATAATGAAGCATCTGAAGAAGATATTTTTAAATGATTTCCTATTATTGCTGGTTGTGTTCCTGTATATGTAATTCCACCTGCGCTTGTTTCGTCTGGTCCCCAATAAACAGAAGCATTAGGCGACGCTCCGTCAGTTTTTAAAGCATATCCACTTTGACCACCATTAGGTAGTTTTAGAGTTGTTGTTGTTCCATTTTCATTATTTATAATTATTTCATTTGCTGTTATATTATCTGATAAATGCATTTGTGCTTCAATATTTTGAGCACATATCTTTTTACAACCAATCTCAAGAACATTTTTAATTGGGTCGTTACAATCTGATAAATGGTTTAATGACATTAATATTTATATATATATAATTAATAAATATTTTAATAATTATATATTTATATATTGAAGCCTACCACACACAAATATAATTTAATGGTTATAATTTATAGTTATCTTTTATGGCGGTGTTTTTGGCAATTATTTTATAAATTTGTATGCCAAAAATACCGCCAATAAAATATATTTATTTTATAAAAAATTTTTTTCTAAATTGTATTTTAACTGTTAATGTTTCAGTATTATTTATATAAATTGGATAATAATTGCCCTTTTTATCTTTCCAGTATACGTTTAAATTCATATTATAAAATGGTTTTGTTGAATTTAATGAATAATATCTTAATTCACCTTGAGGATAAAACTGAATAGCGCTTCTATTATTTATATCTTGAAGTGGTTCAAAATCTGTGATTACTTGTTGAGTTTGATTTACCTGAGAACTATCATTTTCAGGAACAACAGGGATAGAGTTTGTTTCAAAAACGATAGATTGTAAATCATTCCAGCCAAAAAGCGAGACCCACTCTCCATATGTAGAATAATAAGCTTTTGTATTAATAGTTGTTGTATTATTACCATTATTTTTAATTAAAAGTTTATGTGCCTTTGGTTCTTGTTCTTTTTGTTCAAAATCTTGAAATGAATTAAATAAAGCGAATAATTCAATATTCATAAAAATTTCTACAGTTGGACCGCCGTTAAATTCAGGGTCATATAATCTCTCAGCATTAAAAACAAATAAATTAGAGTCTGCCTCATATGTTATAAAAGGTGCTTCTGTTGGTGTCAATGCTGGTTTAGCGGCTTTTAAATCTGTATAAGCATTAGAAAAAGCTACATTTACCATATCAACCATTTCTTGATAATTCCATAAATCCTGACCAAATAAACCAGGATAAGTTTTATTAGGAATCCATATTAAAATTTTAGTCACGTCAACACCATCAAAAGATAATGTTACAGAGTATTTATTATCTTTAAAAAGCATAATAGGAATATTCACAGCTGGAACATAAAAACGTTGTATAGTTAGTTCATATTCACTAGGATTATTTAAAATTGGTTGGACTCTTGTTTCATTAAAAATGGCTTTACCTCCTGCAGTATCTGAATCAATTCTTATATTATAATAAATATATTCTTCTTCATTCATTTTATAAATATATATATATTATATGGTTATAAATTATTTTATTTTTTTTCTTAAATATAATTTCATTGTAAAAATAAAATTATCTGTATCTAAAAATAATGGATATATTTTTCCTGTATTATCACCCCAATAAACTTTTATATCCATTTTTCGTAGTTGTTGACTACTCATTAAATCATACCATCTCATTTCTGCTCTTGGGTAATATTGGATTACTTGTTTTTCATCTAAATCTCCTTGAACTACTTCAAAATCTGTTAAAACTCGTCTAAAATCATTTTGCTGAGACATTGTGTATTCACTATTTACTGGAATATTATCAGTTTGAAATATGATAGTTTTAAAATTTTTCCATAAATAAACTGTTGGATATTCTTGTTTTGTTGAAAAATAATTTATACCATTTATAATAGCATGATTATTTTTATTATCTTTGCTTTTCATTTCCCAAAATAAAATATTATTTATTGTTGTTCCAAATGCACTAAAAGAAGGCATTAAAAAAAATAATTCTTGATTAAAATAAACTTTTGTTGTTGTTCCGTATGCTTGCTCTGTATTCCATACTAATAATCTAGTTTTAGCATTATAATATAAAAAAGCAGGTTCCGTAGCTGGGCATAGTGGCTCTGCCGTCTTTAAATCTGTAAATGCTTCTTTTAATGCTTTATTTATAAGGTCAATAAATTGTTGATAAGTCCATATACAATCACCATATATATTATTATTTGATATAGAAGGGCTAAATTTTACATATTTAAATATTTTTGTTATTCCATATGTATAAACAAGCTGAAAATATTCATTTCCTTTCCATATAAAAACTGGAAGAGAATATGTAGGCAGTGAAAATCTAGCTACCGCTATCTCATAATCACTAGGATTATTAATAATTGCTTGTGTTCTTGTATCATTTACAGCCGTATAAGTGTCAAATTCATTTTCTTTTTTTCTAATATTAAAATTATAATAAATATTATTTATTAAATCATTATTTAAGCTAATATTCATAAGTATATAATATAGAATAGAAGAAAAAATTTAAATATTATTTTATTAAAAGTAATAATCATAAGTATATATAATATAGAATAAAATAAATTTATTTAAATTATTTTATTTCAATTTTTTTATTCTAATTATATATATATATAATTAATGAATCGTGTTAAAGTTTTAGACCCAAGAATTAATGTTGTAGGTGATGAAGACCAAGTCAATATTGTTTTTTTTGGAGGTTCGCGCATTAATGAGCAAGTATTTACTGCTGATAGCAGTCAATTAAAACCAAGTGCGCCTGTAAATGCTTTATTTACAATTTTACCTCCATCAACACTAACTATTGTAGATAGAAATATAAGAATTAAAGCATTTGTAGAGGTAGTATGCAACCAGCCACACCAACTTAAACTTAATGATGCTCTGCGCCAATATCCGTTAAATAGTATTATTGATGTCACAAGTTGTCAAGTCAATGGTGAAAATTTAAGTGAAAATTCAGGAGATAAATTACATGCTTTGCATTGTTACGGTTCCAATCTTGAAGAAATGAGTAGAGTTGTCAGCACAACTCCCACATATCCTGACCAGTATCAAGATTATGATGACTACGTAACAGAGGGCACGGGTAAAAATTGCTTAGGTGCGTTTGGAGAAAACGGTGTTCCAGTTGGACCAAGAGGGGGGTTTGTTGTAGAGGTTGTTGATGCTAATACCTTTAGAGCCGTTGTTGTTGAAAGTCTTCAATTATCACCTTTTCATAATGGTTTAGGTTACGCAGAAGAAGGAATGGTTAATGTAAAT